ATTATCTTCGTAGAGGAGAAAATGTTGATAATCCATATATTGGAAAAATGAAAGAATGTGCTATGACTTCTTTATCAACTGATTACACTCCAGAAAACAATTATGCCACTTTACCTGATGGTGAAATGGTTTCATATACAATCACAATGGAGTTAAAAGAACTTGAACCCATATTTAATGATGACTATGAAAATGGTTCTGCAAATAATGCTTCAAATAATCTCCCAGCAGAAATAGGATTCTAAAATGTCAGACTATTTTAACAGAGTTCCAGATTTTGAATATGTTAGTAGACTTCCCAATGCTAACATATCAGACTATATCCCAGTAAAAAACTTATTTAAAAAGGGTAAACTAAGAGAGGACATCTTTCAAGATTTAGCATTCTTTACAAAATATCAAATCCAAGGTGATGATAGACCAGATAACGTTGCTTTTAGTTTTTATGAAGACTCATCTTTAGATTGGTTAGTATTGACTTGTAATAATATCCTCAATGTAAAAGATGAATGGCCATTGTCGCAATTTGATTTTAATTTATACTTATTTGAAAAATATGGATCTTTTGAAAAAATAAATGAAATCCGTTATTATGAAACAACAGAAATAAAAAATCGTGAAAACGTTACGATTTTACAAAAAGGATTGAAAGTTCCTGCAGATTTTAGTATTTCATACTATGACGAACGTGTTAGAGATGTGATAACTGAAAGACCTGTTGTGTCAGTCACAAACTATCAATACGAAGAAAAACTTCAAGAAGAGAGAAGAAATATTTTCTTACTAAAACCAAGATATCTTTCAATTGTATTTGATGATCTTAGAGACATCTTAAGATATAAAAAAGGATCCAGTCAATTTAAGACTGAATCCTTGAAAGTTGCTGATAATATCAGATTGTATAGTTAACTAATCTCACTCTTCAGCAAGTCGTTGGAAGTAAGACAGAGTATCATCTTCGTCTTCACTTGAAGATGATGTTGGAGTGATGTCTGGTGCATTGAAGTCAGCAGCAGGTTGTGAGCGACGGGAGGAGAAGTTGGGAGTGTAAGAACCACGATCATTGTCCTCATCCTGAACTTCTTCATCAATACGAGCAGGAGCAGACTTCTGTCCAAGAACCATCTTGAGACGGTTTTCCAGTTGCTCGTAGGACTTGAATTGATCAGTAGCAGTCAATGCAGTCAGAGAATACTCTTTCTTCCATACTGCTTCCAGAGCATCATCATCACCCAGAAGAGGACCAGGTGCAGCAAACTCGGAAGAGTCATAGTTCCAATAACCTGCAACCTTCTTCAGTTTCAGTTTGAAGTTAGCACCCTGCCAGAAATCAAAAGGATTGATGGGAGTCTCATCTTCATACTCAGGCTGCATTGCTTCCATGATCTTGTCAAAGATCTTTTTACCAAACCTATACAGGAAGACTTGTCCTTCATTTTGAGGATTTGCTTTGTCCTGCACAACATAGATGTTGGCATAGTAAGAGAGTTTGCGCTTTTGCTTACGAACAGTGTCCTTATCAGAATCAAGACCACTGTTCCAAAGTTCACGATTGTGTTCAGATACAGGATCTTTCTGACCCAGAGTTGTTAGAGAGTTCTCAATATACCATCCACCAGGACCCTGGAAGGCATGGGAATACATCTTTGCCCAAGGAAGTTCTTCTCCATCAGGTGCAGGAAGGAAACGGATGACTGCATATCCATTACCAGTCTTGTCCATTTCGGGTTTCCACAGGCGTTCATCAGCACCAGAGGAAGTATTATTCATCTTTTCAACTTCCTTGACCAACTTAGAGGTCAGGGAACCCAGATTAGATTGCTTTTTGAGATTTGAAAATGACATTCGGATTACCTTAGATTTGTTTGGATTTTGCTTTTGTGTACTTCGTTATTCTACAGGTCAGAACCAGTCTTGTCAATCTGGTCCTTCATCACATTCAGCATCTTAGACATATTATTGAAAATTATGGACATATCAGTGCCTTGTGGAAGACCCATCATCACTGCAGATTCAAGGATTTTATCTTTCATCTGTTTTGCTTCAGGATCATCAGATAAACTCAGTCTTGTATAAAGAACCTTTTGTTTTTCTAATAACCTTTCAAGCATTTGCACATGAAAGAGTTTTTCCTCCTTATTCATAGAAGGAAACTTGAAGACATTACGATAAACATCTTCCTGAAGTTCACTAATTTCAGTCATTTCTGCACGAACGACATCTGATTCAAAGAAGCTCATTATTTTTTTAGAACAAGTTGTTTAAGCAATTTCTTGTAACGAAATACATCAATATTTAGAAAGGGAGAATATTTTTTCATTCTCATACTGACGGTTTCCCACACCGGGTCTTGTAAATGAGAATCAAGGTCTTTTCTAAACCCTAATATTCTATCACATATCACCAAAGTTTCAATAGAAATGTCACCACCCAAATATTTCTTTAAAATGATCGGATGACCATTTTTTATTTCAAATATTGAATCTAAATTTTCATTATTAAGGATAGATTCCATTTCTTCCTTAAAAACATATGACATAGATTGATTTCTTTTCTTCCAATCTGTATATCTACCTTCACCCTCTCTTATCAACTCACCAATCCAAAGTTTGCTTGGATCTGTACAAGTAATAAAGTTAGATATAAAGAAATCAACAACTTCTTTATCATCCTTGTTTCTTGCTAGTTTCTCAAACCAAAAACGGTCCTTTCTTTTGTAAAAAGATTGGACCGTAGCACGACTTTTGCCACAATACTTGTGATAATCATATTTCTCTTTAGTGAAATGATTTTTCAGAGCAAGATATTGTTTGTAAGCATCAAAAGGCATCATGAAAAAAAGTAATAGGGGCAAAATTTTGGCGGATTTTTTTTCGCCCTTTTTTGGAATTAAAGGGGCAATTTCGCACGGGAAGAGCGCTTTAGGAAGTTCAACTCCATAGCTTCATACTTAATCTTCTCCTTCAATGGTTTAGATATAAGTTTAGGAACGGATTCTAAATCAATAGAGTTTTGTTCACAAAAATGAACCACTGCATCGATATAAGTCATTCCTTCTGTTTTTTGCACAAGAGATTCGATTTCTTGTGCGAACCGTGAGGGGCAAAAGAATTTATTTTCTAGTGCTTTTTCTAGTTCATTCTGCATTCTCTGCCCTAAGATTGTGAGATACAAATTCTTTAATATAACGTACTAATAATCTAATATAATCCGATTTATTTCTTTTGTCAAATACCTTCACTTCACCACCAGGTGTGACCATAAGAGTAATCAGTTTTTTGACGGGAATACCAGTCAACTCATAATATGCTGATGCATAGAACATTTCTTGAACAAAATAGTTCTCCAACCACTTCTCTGGTTTAATCTTTTCTGATGTCTTGAAATCAATAACTGCAAGTTCTCCTTCGTATTCCGCGATGCAGTCAACTCTTCCTGCCAAACCAAGATACTCTGAATATAAAGTTCTTTCAATGGCATGTATGTTATTTATCTTATCCAGATAAGGTTTAGCATAATGAAACATAAACTTAGACAAAGGACGGTAATCGTCCCAGTTAAGTTCTTTATTTTCAAGATATGCCTGTGCAACTTCATGAAAGTCTGTACCGCGTGCGGTTGCTTTCTTTGTAATACGGTTTGCTTCTTCAATACCAACTCTTTCTCTCCACTTGATGAAGATTTGTCGGTTGTAAAAAGAAGTCACAGATGTAATAGAAGGCACCCACTGACCATCTGGAAGATTGTACAAGCGGATGCCGTTAGTTTCTTTTTTATTGAGTTCAAGATCACCGAGATAATTATGATGAATAAAGGTCATAAATTAAGTTCCATCTTCGCAAGTAAGTATTCTTTCACAAGTCCAGATCTGACAATATCATCAACACCAAACTCAATAATATCAACAGAAGGCATGAGACGAAGTACTCTCATAAAATCTGCAATACCATTCTTCTCTCTGTCTTTAATAAGGTCAGTCTGAGTTGCATCACCACAGAACATAATCTTAGAATCTTGTCCAATTCTTGTGATAATACTATCAAGTTCATGATAGTTCAAGTTTTGAAATTCGTCAACAATAATGATTGCATTATCAAGTGTTGTGCCACGAATAAAAGATGTTGACCAGAATGAAATCGTTCCTTGAGTCTTGAGATTGCCATACAACATTTCAAAATCTGAATCTGTAGGCATCTCAAACATATACTTTACCATATTCTTATATGGAATCTGATAAAGTGAAGACTTATCCTCATGATCTCCGGGCAGGAAACCGATCTCTCTGGTTGCTACAAGGGACCTAACGATGTAAATCTTCTCATAGGGTGTTCTTTCATCTAGAACGTCTCTGAGAGCATTGTAGAGGGTAATGAAGGTCTTTCCTGTACCTGCACACCCATATGCTACAAGATTCTGATCATTCTTATAGCAGCGAAAGAGTTCCTCCTGATTTTCTGTCAGGGGTTCA